GGACGGAGCGAGTAGAAGGAAAGAGGGTAGATGTCATGGCCGCTCACGCGGCCGCCGTGAGGAGGAATGTGGAGACCTTCCCAGCAGGCGAGCGTCCCAAGTTATATCGGGCTCTCTCGACCGTTAAGATTAATTCATGGCTTGGATCACTTAGCCTGAGTCATTCTATACGGCCGGGGGAATTCGACTGGTGCCCAAAAGCGTGGAAGAGAGTGGAAAGAGTGAAAGCCTGGTGTGTACAGCGTAGGAGGCTGCGAGCGGCTTGTAGCGGTCGCGGTCGAACAGCTCCGACTCAAGCTTGACGGACCACCGCACTCCAACCGAGAGTACCTCTCGGCCCTGGAATCTTACTGCAGTAAGATCTTCCCCCCGAACTGGGACAAGGGTTACGCTCGTTCATGCGAGACCCACGTCCTTTCCTCGGGTGCCTGTCTTGAAGGCGGGAAGACTTACGAGTGGGACCTAGGGCGTAAGGCATTCCTCGATTTCACCACCACCCGGAACTCTCTCCCCTCAGAGTTCTATACCGACGTACGCAAGCTGGTCCCTTTCCTGGACAACGGTAAGCTGCGCATCCCCACTGTTGCCGCCCGAGGGCAACACCTCCTCGCTCCCCTCCATCGTGAGATGTACGGGCGTTGTGTATCCGAAGGTACCACGATTCGCGGTGAAGCCGCTGACTTCGTGGGAAAACTCACGCCCCAGAAGGGTGAGATTTTCACCTCAGGAGACTACGCCGACTCCACGAACAACCTCTCCTCCGCGCACTCCACCTTTATTCTAGAGTGCGCCCGAAAGACCTCCACTTTTATTCCCGATCAAATATGGGAACTGGCCGTCCACTCGCTGACAGGTCGCGTTACGTACAAAGGACGCACCACAGACCAGACAACGGGCCAACTCATGGGCAACTTTTTGTCTTTCCCCCTACTGTGCATCTCAAACATTGCCACAGTAATCGCCGCGGACCCCCAGACCGGCTGGAAGATAATTAGAAATAAGTTAATAAAAGTAAATGGGGACGACCTTGTATTCCGGTCGTCCCCGGAGTTCTCGGAAAAGTGGAAGAGGAGTTTGTGGAAGTCGGGATTCATACTGAACCGGGTGAAAACCCAACAACATCACAGACTCTTCAGTCTAAACTCGCAGCTGTTCAATGCGAGGAAGAGCGGTTCGGTACGGGTCCCATCGTTTTCCCCCAAAGGGATCTTCAAACGGACGGAGCGAGTAGAAGGAAAGAGGGTAGATGTCATGGCCGCTCACGCGGCCGCCGTGAGGAGGAATGTGGAGACCTTCCCAGCAGGCGAGCGTCCCAAGTTATATCGGGCTCTCTCGACCG